CACTCTTTCCCTACACGACGCTCTTCCGATCTCGTATTTCCGGGCGTGGGAATGTGCTGCCGAGGCTGTTCGTGATCTCTTCCAATTCCATGAACTCTTCGACCGACATGCTGACGCCTGTGTCCGTGTAAACATCCGTTATCCTGACGTATTTGCGCTCCGTTGTAAGAAGTGCGTTGTTTTCGTCATATCGTATGCCATACGTATCGATGATCTTCAGGGTCACGCCATTCATGATGTTCGCCCATGTGGTTGTCCGTCGTGGGGGCTTTAGCGGATCATCTGGCTCTTCCTGGTCGGTGCTTTGATAACGGAATCCGAGTTTTATCAGCTTGTCTGCCAGTTTGCTTGTTTCCTTGGTGAAGTCGAGTGCTTTCATTATGCCTCCTTGGTGGTGTTGTCCTGTGTCGTGTCGTCGCCGCTCATTCCGCGTAGCCTCCTATGTATTCCCAGCAGTTCGCGTCCACAACGCATTCGACGATCGGGAAAACAGTGAAGCCTTCTCTAACGAGTTCATCCACGCGATGTTCTGCCCGGTCACGCGAACCGTAAACACCCATGATGCTGACGAACTCGCCATACTTGAGTTCCGCCTCATCGCGAACGGTCGGCAGCCAAGAACGCCTTTCCGGTGGGAGGGTCGTGTAATCCCTGTATCTGTCCTTGTCTCGCACGTCGGCGGTGACGATGTGGATTCTCATGATTCGCGCCATTATTCCGCTTTCTGCTTGGTGGAGAGCAACTGCCATACGCTGTCGGTGGTTTGTCCGGCTTGTTGGAGTCCGAGCAGGAGCCGGTATACGTCCGCGATGCGGTATGTGGGGTGGCCGTGGGTTCCGCCCGCCGGTTTTAGCTGGTTGCGGTGCACCCAGCTTTTGAACGTGTTCGCGTTGACGATTTGCCCGGTGGATTGCGCGAGCAGGTCGATGATCTGGCGCATGGTGCCCGTGTAGTCCGATTCGAGTATTTTCTGGCTCATGATGCTCCGAATGTAGTTGATGTTCCACGTGTTCTTGCATCCGCGGCATTTGACCGTGGTTGCCGTCGCGTCGGCCGTCAGCGGCGTGTTGCAGTCGGTGTTGGGGCACGTGCCGAGGTTGATGGCGTGTCCCTGGTCGAGGATGCGTGAGCATTCCTTGACGAGGATGCGTATCTGTTCGGCGTAGACGGGGGTCGCCGTGGAGAGCAGGTAGTTGGTGTGTCCTGTTTCCGTGTCGAGCATTCGTTTGGCGAGGTCGGCCAGTGGCGTGATGTGCATCCATTGGATGCCCAGGCATGTGGCGAATGCCTGGAGCGTTGGTTGCACGCCGTCCAGTCCGTGTTCGTCGCGTTCGTACAGCAGGTCGTAGATGGTTTCGCGCAGTGGCGGGGTTGCGGAGTATCCGTTTCCGCCGTTGCCGTTCATGTCCCTGTTTTTGTTGATGCGGTTGAGTTTCCCGTCTTCCAGTGATGGCAGGTGTTTCGCCAGCCATTTGAGGTTGTCGGTGAGGCGGGTTTCACAGTTGGGGCATAGTTGGCGTTCGGGGTCTCGTTCACGCCAGCATGAGCGGGTTTTGCATTCCGGCAATCGCTTCTGGCCTTTCATTGGGTATGGGTTTCCTAGGCCAGTGCCTTGCGGCGTGCGATCGAACCGGCTTCGACGATTCTACCACGCACCTTTGAACGCAACCTAGCTGAGTCGTTCGGTCAGTTCGCAGTCCAGCAGTCCGATGATGGTGAACGCGCTGGAATGCTGGTCGGTCACGCTTTGGGAGTATGCCATGTTTGTCTCTCCAAGTGGCGTGGTTTCCACGATCAGCACCCACGGCGCGTAGTCTCCGACGATGTCGCCGATTGCTTTTCTGAGGGCTGTTTTTTGTTGTTCGGTGAGTTCAGGTTCTTCCATTCCGGTCTTCCTTGTTGAGTTCGTTCGCCGTTCGCTGCGCTGAGGTCATGTCTTGCACGTCGTCGCGTGATTCGAGGCCGAGGCGTTTCAGTGTGTGTTCGCACGCCCATGTGTGCGTATGTCGTTTCGAGGGTGGGATGCCGCTCATGTTGGCTCTGCGTTGGCACCAGCCTTTCCAGAGTCGCGCCCAGTCGTTGACGGAGCGTGTTTCGCCGTAATGCCGTGAGTTGAACGCGTTCCATGCGTCCGACAGGTCGAGGTTCGGATAGTTTCGGATGATGTCGGCGTTGGCGTGCGCCTTCTCCCTCGCTAGCTCGAAGTCGCTTACCCCGATTTCTTTGGAGAAAGAAGAAGAATATTCTTCTTTCTCTTTCTTTGGTGTTCTGGTGTTCTGGTGTTCTGGTGTTTGTCCCGATGTCACAGCGATGTCACGCTGTGACATGCTTGTGACAGTGCTGTGACATCGGGATTTGTTTTTGCGTTCCTTGGCGTCGGCGCGCGCGTGCAGCACCTGTTCCTTGGTGCGGTTGTGGACAGTGTAGTCGTGGATTATCCAGCCCTCGTCCACCTCTTCGAGCATTCCCTCGTCCACGAGCGCCCGCACCTGTTCGGGGGTGGCACCGATGTTGGAGAGCATGGCGCGGCGTGGGACGAAACCGTCCGTGAGCCTGTCTCCGCACAACGAGAGGGCCATGCAGTACACGCCCACAGAGTCGGCGCGACCCATGCGCACGAGGTCCCGCACCTTGTCGTTGTCGTAGAAGCCGTTGACGAGCTGCACGTAGCCGCGCCTAGCCATCTATCTCTCTCCTTCCTTCATCTTTCTCCGGTGCGCATTACGACGATCATGCTTGGGAATGGCGCCGGGCCGCCCGGTATGCCGTTCGTCTCGAACCGGAGTCGGCCTTTGAGGAACCTGACCTCCGCACGGTTGAGGATGAATTGTTGGAACCAACGTGTGTCGGTGCGGGCGGGCAGGAGCATGACGACGAGGGTGCCTTTGCGGCTGGCTTCCATGCTGCATTTGCGCACCCACTCCGCGATCGTCTTGCCGTATGGTGGATTGCAGAATACCGTCTCCCCCCCCCCCATGCATGATCGAATGCACTGTCTTCGGCTGTATAGTATTTCTGGCACTTGTGGTTCGTCGCGCTGGCGGCCGCGTCCAAAGTGAAGTGAAATTCGTCATCCAGCTTGGAGAACAAGTCGGTTGGCGTCTCCCAGTCCATGCGGTTCGACATATAGGCGGCTCCGCCGGAACCGGTGAAATCACTCATTCTGTTTCTTCTTTCATGACGGCGAGTATGGCGTCCTCGCATCCCAGTCCTGGCAGCGCCTCGCCGATGGCCTGCATGGCGTCCATCAGCCGGTATCCGCAGTACGGGCATGTCACGTAATAGGTGGCGACTTGGTGACCGCAATGCATACATGTGATCCGTTCGACGTGCGTGCTCATGACTGTCTCTCCTTGACAGGTTTGCAGTCGTGTGGCGCTGGTGTGATTCTGCTGGTCTGACATGCGTATGCTTGGCCGTCATCATGGAGGATGATGATGTCCGCCGTCGTTTCCGCCCAGAAGACATAGCCGAAGACGCCGATGGCGGCGATGATGAAAAATGCCACGATGGCGACGGAGATGGTTTCAGTCCTGTCATCGACGCTCATTCGGTTACCGCCTTCCGTGCGATTTCGAGCATTTCCTTGGCCTGTCTGATATATTCCTCATGGAAGCCGGGAATCTCACCGGCATAATTCCATGCGTCATCCTCGTCTTTCGCCGCGTAGCTATCGACGCCATCCCATTCGCAGCTGTTCCAGCAGAGCCGTTTCGCCACGGCTTCGATTTCGGCATTCGTGGGTGGCGCGTTGCGGCCACGCAGGTAAGCTTCCTGTAGATCGTCCGTGTCGCAGGAAAACTGTTCCTTGACATGCGTTCCATTCCAGTAGCGGGTCGGATACGCCTTCTCGGCTTCATCGTCCGCGATGCTCAATTCGTTCTCTTTCCGTTCGCTTTGACCATTGCCCAGAGGATTTCGCTTGCCGGACGCCGCCGGTATGACCGGTCGTTGTAGGACTGCACGTGTCCGAGAATCAGTTTCGAGCCGGTCGAATCGGGGGTCAGGATCGCGTTCACGCGCTCGGGCACCATCTTGCCCATGACCAGATCGGCGCACAGGTCCTTCGTGCAGACCAGATAGTTCTGGTCGCCGTAGAACGTCAGGCCGTTGCCGCTCTTGAAGTCAGCCATGCATGACTTGACCTCGTAGAACTCGAAGCAGCCTTTCTCCACGCTTGCCGGCACCGGCTCGCCGTTGATGTTCCACGGGGTGAAGCCCACGTAGTCCACTCGCCGCTCGTCAGGCGTGTTCCGGTCGAAGTTGACCTCACTTGCCCAAAAAGCGGTCTGATTCTTCAGACGCTTCTCAACCAGCTCAGATAGCATGGCTGTAGTTTCAGCCCTGCTCATTCCGTGTCCTCGCTTTGCTTGGTGGTTTCATCTTCAAATGGGACTGCCAGCTTCACATGGCTACACATGATTGCGATGTGACCCGGATCTTCAAACCACGTAATGCCTCCGGCGCAATACTCGTTTCCGCAATCCACGTATCCGCAGGCAAGCCCGTAAATCCCGTCCCAGCGTTCTTGCCATCCGCTTTTCAGGTAGTATGTTTCGTTCGTATCGAGTTCCACGCGCAGACCCATGCCATGCGGGAGAAGATCTAATACACCGCTCATTTCGTGTCCTTCCTCTTGTATTCGGCTATGAGTTGTTTCCACTGTCTGCTCGCGTCATCAGGGTAGCTGAACCAGCATGTAGAGATGTGTTTTCGGGGGCATTGTAGACGGTATATCGATTTGAGGTAAACACCGGTCTGTGTAATGTCCTTAATGATTTTGGGCAGTCTGCCGCACATTGGACACCCGTATTCACTGTGCTTTCGCTTGAACCACATGACTATTCCTCTGTGTCCTCGATTGGCTTGCAGTCGGATGGTTCCGGGCTTATGTCGCTGATCGTGCAGGCGTATGATTGATTTCCTTCGCGCAGGATGATGGTTCTGGAGGTTGTCGCGTCTTTCCATATGCAAACGCAGAAGATCGTGAATATTGCGGCCGCGACCACCACCATCAGCCCGATCAGCAGGTTTTCGGCGATGCCCGTCCAATCCGGTTCCCATTTCATTTTTTCGCATCCTCGCTTTGATTCGGCACCTCGGACAGCATGGAACGGCAATGGTCTGCGATCTTCCCGTATGCGTTGACTTGTCCAATCACGGCACCGTATGCGCCCATGTCATGCTGCAACAGGAGAGCGTATGCAAGCCGCCGACCTTCAGTCTCAAGCCGTTCGCACCAGTCGATGACTTCTTGCAATGCTTTGTCCTTTTCACTCACGTTCGTCACCATGGTGTTCCTCCCAGTTTTCGTCTTGCAGAATGGCGAGTATCGTGTCCTCGCATTCCAGTTTCGGCAGTGGTTGCGGTGTGCCCATATCCTCGTAGTACTTGTTTAGAGCGTGCAAGGTTGGTTGTGTTGCTGGACTGTCTGAATCGAAAAGAACCGTCGGCGAGCCATCCGGCGAGTCTGACCTGTATCGCAAGTGCAAGGGGCAGAAGAATCTCGGCTCAGCATCACCGGTGAACAGGCACAGCCATTCCTCATCGTCGATAACGGTGTCGATTGCGTGTTCCTCGGTTAATTCCCAGAATTCGTGCCCCAGGCAACAGCCCGGATAGTCGCATATCGCCAAGTAGGTTGTTCTCACTCTTATGCTCATTTGATGCTCC